CCCCGCAGGTTGCCGAACAGTTGTTCAGCCCCTGCGCCTCCCTTTCCCAACCTTCGTCCCAGACTTAGCCCCTTAAAAGTCCCGCAAAGAACGCGCGCGTTTTTTGCGGTTGATTCATTTATATATGTATCAGTCACTCAGACCGGGGCCGGATATACCGGCCTCTGTCTCAATGGCCTCGCCGGGCGCTCACTCTTATCAGAGCGCCCGGCTGCTTTCTTCTTCAATCTTCCTTCCACTCGGACAATGATTCATAGGCTGCAATCATGCCGGGTAAATCGCCCTTTATCATAGCTTTTTGTGCTGTGTCAATATCCTGCTGCATCAAAGCCGCTGCGAACTGTCCATTTGGCACGCTCCGATAAATGGTAATGATCCCCTGCACGCGTGCAATTTGCTCCGGCAGCGCGTCTCCCAAAGTTTTTTGATCATCAATTCCTTTCATCCTCAGTATCCTTCCTCCGCTTTTTTAAGGCCACCGGTTTGACAGTATCCGTAATAGCCGCCTGAACCGCGCCCTTTATGTCCTCCATCTTCGGAGCAGTTTGCTCAATGCTCTGCTTCACCTCCAAAAGCAACCGGGTATTGTCTTGGATGAGCGTTCCAATACACTCGGAAAGCTGTAAATCGGTCAAAATAGCCTGAAGCTGCTTTAATTCCAAAATTTTAGATTTTACAGCCGCCTGCACCCCGATTGTGAACAGCTCCTTGGCAATCCTGTGGCTCTCATCCCCAAGAGAGAACGGCTGAATACTGTTCAACCAAGACGAAGCAAACTTAATATCTCCGTTTTCGACGTATACGTAATTTGCCTGCGTGTCCTGATTACCGATGCAAACCGCAAAAAGAGGTTTCCCGTTCCTCGAAATCATAATTTCCCGTGTCTCAAAATCAGAAGTTTTCATTGTCTCCTCCCTTTCCCGCCTCTAGCGCCAGATTCCCGCCCTGATACAGGCTATACAGCGTCCGCCCCCGTGAATCGGTCAGATAGGGCAAAAACACCTCGTCCACCTGCACGTTTCCGGCCTCCACAAAGGCCATCTGCGCCAATATCCAATCTCGAATATTCCGCCAAGCAGTCCGCTCCGCCTGAGTCTTGTCCACTTTGACCTTCTGCCGCGCAAATACCTGCATAACGCCTGCCGTATTCGCAGGCAGCAAGAACCCTCGCGGCCCATCCGCCGTCTCAATGGCAAACGCCAAGCCCACGGGCCGTCCATCCGGGTCATAGTCCACCATGATCTTTCGAGCCCCGTTTTTGGCAAGCGTCCCTTGAATCTCGCCCAGGCTATCGTATACGTCAATTTTTGTGGTGTAATTTTTAATCGGCATGGTTCTCGCTCCCTTCCGGCTTTCTGGCCTTGATAAATTTACTCGGATAATATTTACCTTTTAGTCTCTTGCAGATAGTGCACGCGAATCTGTTAAACTGTGACTTACCAATGTGGATTGCACACCTTTTGCAGAAGTCGGCCTTTTTCACAGATTGCATCCTCCTCGTTCCGGCTTGCGGCGGTAGGCAAGCCACGTCACGCCGTACAAATTGCCACGCTCTATATCGTAGTAAGTACCAGCCTCAAACACGAGCTGCCCATCATCGCCATACACGGTCGTTGCGGCGGCACCTATTGCTATTACCCCAATATCCGTGCGCCTAACCATGCAGTACTTGTTGAGGTCTGGACGGCCATCAACCTCAATCCACACTGGCACCCCATCCATCCCCCGCAGCTGCTCTAGCGTCAGCGGCCTATTTCCGCCAGAAGAATCAATAATGCGGTTGAGTGCATCCGATACGACCTGCGCGCTGTCGGCATTTAAAAAAATCAGCCTTGCAAATACCTCCACGTCGTCGGTTGTCGTTCCTTCCGCGATAGGTATCAAATCTCCTATGTCTTGCCGCATATGAGGATTCCATAGCAACAATTCGTTCCATGTGTCCGAATTCTCCTGCCTGCAGGTGCTCACGCCGATATCACCAGATCCAAAGCGCAGTTTCAACGGCTCGTTGACGGGCTGGGCGCGGCGGTTCAGCGCATCCATTAATTCCTCTTCGCTGTCGAATTTGGCTTTCCACCCGTCGTGAAGTTCAACTCCACACTCAAGCTCCACGCCGAAATACATTCCACATTCAGTGCAATACGCACCGCATTTCCCATAGTTGTCTTTAAACGGCTGGAATCTTCCCCCACAGATGGGGCACGGCTTCAATTCACTCATTGGGGCGGCATCCTTTCTTAATAAGCAATGGCTTACATTCCGTTATGTCATCAATGAATTTATCCTTATTTTTGCTGTTTGGATTTTTGCATTTATCGGAACTCCACGCGCAATTGTGGCACTTTTTCATCGTCCACCCTCCCCGGCCTGCGCGGCCTCTTCCAGCGCGCCGTAATTCAAAATCAGGTCAATGTTCATCTCAGCGCACAATTCTTTGAGCTTTTCAAATTCCGTCCTGTTGTGCTCTTTTTGGTACTGGATAGTCTGCTGGTATTGTTCACCCAACACTTGTAATTTCCGATATGCCTCAAACTTACCTTTTGGCAAATAAAGCCGGGAGAGATCAAACCAACCGGGTATAGTCTTGTATGGGACGGGTTTCATTCCGCCTCTCCTTCCCCGGCCTCGTCGCCGTACTCCCGGTCGTATTCCTCCGGCGATATCAGTCTAAAATCAGATTCAACATGCTCAGATGCGAAAGTTTCAAGGCCAAGTTCGCGTAGCAAATCAAGCGCCTTTACGCCTTTCAGAGTTTCAAAATAATCAATCGCGGCATACTTTTCGTCCGTGACCTCGCCAACGGCAAACTGCATTCCACCCGGTGCAGGATTTCCGTGTTCGTCCACAGCCATACCTTGCACCTCAAAGCAAATTCTAAGTTGTTTCATTCTTCCGCCCCTTTCCCGGCCTCCTGAGGGCCACGATACACGAAGCATCCGCACTGATCTGTGTCTCCGCCGGTATCGTTCCCGGCATCAATGCAGTCCGCGCCGCAAAATTCGCACAAAATATTTCCGTTGTGGGCAGCACTTTCAAAATCCTCCACCGCCGCCCGCTCCCTCCGCTGGCTCTCCGCAAGCTGGGATTTAACCTCTGCCAATTCAGATTCAAGCCGCTCATTTTTGGCGACAACGCGGGCAAGTGATTCTCTTACCGATTGTTCTGGATTAGCGTGATAGGACATTTTGCAGCTCCTTCCACCTACACCCATTGCAGGCTCCCTTGTGGGCCTCGTGATATCTCCCACACTTCTGGCACAGTTCGTTTCTTGCGTTGGCAAGCTGGCCCTCTAACTCAGCGATACGGGCTTGCTGGGATTCCAGTCGGTCGGCGGCATCCATTGACGGGCAGTAATATCCAATCGCATTGGTTCCGTGATCACACCAACTCCGTTCACTGCATTCCGAGCAATCTTTTCTCAGCGCCCGGATAATCTCGTCAGAATTCTTTTGATCGTTCATCGCGCTTCTCCCTTATATCCTGCCACGCCTGTGCAGCACAGCGTATTTTTTCTGAGCCTGCTTTTTCCGCATGCCGCGGCACTTGGGGCAATAAATTTGCTCTCGTCGATCCAGAAACTCTCCGGCGCAGTCCCGGCAATACTGCGGCCGAATACGCTGGAACTCGGTACAGCTATCGCAGTCGGAACAGTGCTTCAGACAACCCCGGACATCGTTCCAGTTCTGGCACAGCTCCCGCTGCCAGTAATCGCCCCATTCCATGGAGTTTCTGCGCATCAGCAGCAGCGCACACAGTCGGGCCATGGGCTTCCGGACGGGTTCTCGGTGCTTTTCGGATTTCACTGTCGGCTCCGGTGCGCCGGTCCCCCACGGGCCCTGCCCCAGCATTGCCCGGACCTTGTCCGCATTTTCGGTGTGATACTTTACAAATACAACGCCCCGAACGGCCTTCTCCGAACGGCCGCCGCAGGCCTCGCCGATTATGGCATAGCTGAAGCCCCTGCGGAGCATATCCGCCAAGCGCTGCAAATCCGTGTCGCTCCATGGATTCTGCGGCCCCTCCCGCACCGGGCGCTCCTTTAACCCAAGATCGCAGCATCGCCGCTGGACGGCACCCGCGCTGCGCTGCATCTCCCGAGAGATTTCCGCCCAAGTGTACTTATGCTGCTTCAACAAATACGCCAGTCGGCTATCTTCATAGGGAGTCCACGGGTCTTTTCGCTGCGTGCTGAAGGCCGTGGCGTCAAGCTTCCGCTGCTCCGCCACCCAGTCCGGCTCTTTCCCAAGTGCCAAAGGCTCCATTTTTGAAAAATTTAGGAACGAACGGTTCTTTTCCGCCCACGTCCAAAACTCATGCAAGTAGACCACCCGGAAAGTGCTGTTAACAACACGCTTGGTATGTACAGGAAAGCTCCGGTTTGCAACCCAGCTTTTCATTTGGTATCCGGCAGTGGTTCCGGAGTTTTGGAAAACGCGGATGGGCTGGTTTAAGGTAACATAGTCGCCGCTGGCCAGCACACCGCCAAGTCTCAGCCGACCGGCCCGGCACTTCACCGCGTTGACGGTGCGGCCCAGCCCCTTCGCAATGGCCGGAATGGAGACGGAGCCCCACCTGTCCATCAGATACGCCTCGTCTTTGGCGGTCCAAGTGCGCTTTCCCAACGGCGGCGAGGCGTGGCCCATAATCATCACTCCCTTTTGTCGACAGCTCTCCCGCAGTTTGGGCAAAAGCGATAGATCGGCAAATCACTTTCGGAAAACGGAAACCCACATGCTCCACAACTGTAAAAATCACGATGCCCTTTTGAAAGTGCTTTGACTATTCTGGGTTTGATCGGCATGCTTTTTCTTACTTCATTGCGAAGCCGATTCAGGGCCCATGTATATTCGTTACAGAATTCCTCCGTTTTTATATCAGTATCGATCCCCTCTCCGGCTGCCAGTTGTTCAAAAAACTCCACAGCGTCAATGCCGCCTATACATCTGCCACCGTCCTTCAAATCAAGCATGTTGCCCGCCCCCTCACTCATTTTCCTCGTCCTCCAGCGCGTCCCGAATCTGGTCAATATTGGCCAGCACCGTATCCATCATAGCGTCTGTCTGGACGGCGTTTGCAATGACCGCCTTGTCTCTAACGTCACATCCAAAATATCCCGCAAACACGTCTCCGTCCGGCAGAATCGCGCACACGGCAATTTTCTCCGCCTTTTCCTCAAAAAGCGTCCGCACGCATTCCTCCAGCCACCGGGCGCATTTTTCATTTTCAAGGTTTGCCATGGTTTCCCTCCAAAATCCTGATTTGACACGGAGCCACGCCGTCCGGAAAATAAATCTCCACGGTAATCCCCTTGCTTTCTTTCCGCGCAGCCGGGTCTATGATCCCCGCGCCTCCCGCTTTCAAGGCGGCAGAAAGCGCGGCGCCACACTTTTTCTGTACGTCCTTTTCCCGCAGTACCGGTGCGCGTTTTTGCCGTGGTCCCGGATTTGGCCGAAGCTCGTTCCGAATCCGCCAGCCCTGCACCGTTGCCACGCTGCAATCAAACGCCGCGGCAATCTTCATCATCAATTTTTGAATTTGACGCTTTCACCGGCGCGGGCTCCATGAAGCCATTCTCAGAAAGAATTTTGTCAATTTCCTTTCTGGTGCATAAATTCAGCTCCGCCAGAATCTCCCTCTGTTTAACCTTGTCCTTCGCTTCGGTGTAGCTCTTGCAAATCTCTGCCACGCTCATCGTCATGTCAGTTCACATCCTTCCTAGAATGGGTTTAACACCGTTGCGGCATTGCGATTCCCGGCCCCTCTGGGCCCGCCAATCGCGCCGCGTCCTCGAAACCCGTTCTGACAAATCCGCCCCCGGCGGGTCAGAACGGGTTTCCCCATTTCTCCAGCAGATCCCGCTTTCCCGCCGCATCTGCGTTTTGGTAGTCCTCGTACATATCTTCCGTCCACTGGGCTTTCTCCGCCGGCGTCAGCTTTACCACCCGGCTTTGCTGTTCCCGGCAGAAATAGGTAATTGCCATCGCCATCACATAATCATCGTGTTCCCCGCTCTCCGCCTCCGGGCGGCGCTTCTCGTTGTAGACAAAATGCGTCATTTCCCGTAAAGCGTCTTCGCTTTTCACCCATTCCGGGTGCTCGTCTATAATGGTCTGTAAATTGTCGAGAATCACCGGCCTTGTCTGTGACGTGGTGGCAAAGCCGTATTTCTTTGCCAGCTTGTGGGTATAGCTGTCCATGCTCCGCTCCCGGATATAAAGCTTCGGGTAATTCCAAAGCTCCAGCGTCATGGACACATAGCTGTTATAGTTGGTTTCCACCGCAATCAGCGCCGCGTTATAGTAGTGGCCCAAGCACCAAATCTGCCGGGTAAACAAAATCGCGTTGTGAGTGAACCGCAGCTCCGCCACCTGCTCCCCGGTGGTGTTGTCGATCACCCATGCAATAAAGCGGTCACTGCCGTCTCCGGCGGTGTCGCAGCCCATCACATAGGGAACGCCTTCTTTCGGCAGCTCCCAAAGGCGGATGTAGCCGCCACGCTTGTCGGTGTGCCATTTCCCATTCTCCGGCTTTCCGTTTTCTTCTTTTGGTTCAGCATATGTAAAGCGTCCAACCTTGATAGGACTTTGCGCGCTTTCCAGCCGCAGAATCAGCTTCTGATTGTCAAAGAACGGCGTTCCGGAGAACAGGAACGCTTCCTCCGCGCAGCTTGGATACTCCTGCCGAAACAGCTCCACATTTCCGCCGCAGTTGGTTTTGATGCACCACCGCCGCCACATCAGTTGTTCTTCATCCAAGTGATAGGCCGCCGCCAATTCGGTTTCTTCGCCGATCCACACGGTTTCCGGCGGCACCGGCTTTCGGTACTCCGGCTCCTCGAACCACGGGGAGAAAAACGGAACCCAGCCGTTCTCCCCTTTTTCCGCGCCGTCCCACAGGGTCTTGAAATAATTGTAGCCGTTTGGCGTGGACTCAATCACCGCCATGGTATTGGGGTCGTCCGGGATGGCCTGCATCAAGCCCAGCAGTGTTGCCTCCGGGTCCCCCGGCCAGAATGCGAACTCAGACGCGTGCAGGTTGGTCAGCGTTTCGCTTCGTCCGATGCCCCCGGCCCCCGCCGTCACGCAGCGAATGGAGCTCATCAGCCCCGGGTTGGCCTCCTTCTCCGCCGCGTTCTTGGTGGGATTCTCAAATACCAGCTCCTGCGCGTTGTTGGCTTTGCGCATGGGCTTCACCGCTGGCGGCGAGGAATCAAAAAACAGCTTGTTCATTCTGAAGAGGCCCGCCGTGGAGTCGTCCCGGTGGGCCACAATCATTGTGCGCACCAGCTTTCGCGTGGCGGAGTCCTGATACATCATGGCTTCCACCAGTGTGGAAAAGCCCAATTGCCGCGCTTTCAGAATCAGCAGGCGCACAGGCCTCCCGGCTTCGTGCTCCCGCTTAATTGCTTCGTACAAGCGCCTTTGCGCGGGCTTTAAAATCAGGGGTACCAACTGGTTTTTCTTGTCCCGGATCATCAGGCAGTGCTCTATATAGTCTTTAGGAATTCTCAAATTCATGTGCCGCCTCCCGATAGCCCGGGAGGGCAGCGCCCTGCGCCGCCCTCACTTTTCATTTCAGCATTCTTCCGTTCCAAGGACCACATAGCCCTCTTTACAAAATCTTGCGTCGTCCAATAGGTACTTGATTCTCAGGGTCAGCGTCCGCCCGGTGAATCCCTTCGGCGTCCACTCCGCCAGCTCCAGCAGGTCCCCTGCCTGATAGTCCCGGTCATTCCGCCGGACCTCAAAATCCTTCAGGCCGTTTTGCGTGTCCTGAAAATACTTTGGTTCCGTTTTCAGCCTGTGCAGCAGCCGTCCGCAGGGCTCTTTCTTTTCAAGCGAAAAGCTCATTCCCCCGCCCCCATTCGCTCCGCCGCGGCGTGGATCGCCTTTTTCAGCTTTTCTGCCTTTTCCGGGTCCGCTGCGGCCACAGCGCCCAACGCCTCCATCATGGCGCTGTATTTCATCTGCCATTCATCGAAATAAAATTTGAACGTCTGGGTGTCCTTGTCCGCCGCCGCCAGTTGCCGGCGCAGCTCCTCCGCGGCCCGGTCCGCCGCCTCCGCCCGCGCCTGCGCATCCTTCAGTTTGGCGTTGGCCTCCTCCACCTGCTTGGCCGCCTCCGCTTCCGCCGCCTCCCGAAGCTTTTGAATCTCTTCCTCGCCGGGTTCCCGCACGGCCACGTCCACAGGCCTGTTTTTCAGCTCCTCCAGCTTTTTCTCCAGCTCCGCCTTTCCGGCCTCGGCGTTTTTTAGCTCGGCTTTTGCCTCTTTTTCCTTCTCCCGCGCGGCCTTCAGCTTTTCCTCCAAACCGTCCGATTTCACTTTCAAAGCGTCCAGTTTTGCGGAGGCGGCCTGTTCTCCGGCCTTTTTCGCCCCCTCCAGTTGGCCCAGGGCCTCATCCCGTGCCCGCTTGGCGTCGGAAAGCTCGTCCACCATGTTGTCCATGCCCTCCTGAGCCTCCTGCGCCCGCTTCAGCGCCTCGTCCCGCTCCCGGATGGCTTTTTTCAGTTCCTCGCCCGTCATGTCCTCCACGGACTTCTGAGTGCCGTTTACATCGTGCTTTTCAGCTAAAAACCCCTCGCGTTCAGAATCAGGCAAAGCCAGCAGTGCCAAGGCTTTGGAGGCTCCCAAATCCGCAATTTCTGCGGATTTGGAATACTCCCTCGCAAGGCGCATAAAGTTCTGCGCCGACCGCTCGGAAATGTCCACCTTTTCACGCAGCCAGTCCAGCCATTTTCCGTGCTCCAACTGGTCTTTTGCTTCATTCAGCCGGTTTCCGATTTCCAGAAGGGCACTGCCCGCCTGCCGTTTGTAAAAAACAATTTCCTGCGTAATCACATCCAGATCGCGCGGCTCCTCCCGGGCCGGCTGGCCGTTCATGCCGCAATCCTCGGTCAGCAGCGCTCCATTGTCCGGCTCCTCGCGTCTGCGCTTGTCCATCTGCTCCACGTAGTAGTTCGGCGTCATGCGGCGTGCCGACTCCATAGGGCTAAGCGTCTCGGGCTGTTTGGGCGCCTCGTCCAGTCCCAGCTCCGCCGCGAGTTTCCTTGCCTGCGCCAAGTCATTCATGCAATTTGCACCTCCACTTTTTCCTTATAAGAGCGCGGCAAAACCGGCTCTCCCTTTTTATTTCGTCTGCTGCCCTTGGCAATCCAAGCCAGCCACGGGTCCAGAAATTCCTTGTAAACCTCCCGCGGGTCCGGCGCAAAGCGCCCCTTTGTTGTGTGGATGCCCTCGTTTTTAAAACCATGAATCTGCACCAGCTTGTTCCCGTTCATTTCAACGGTCAAAAACGGGACCTCCGGCGCGGACTCTTTGCGAAGAAACAGGATGGTCACGGTCCCCCCAATGTGCCGGTCTGCATACCCGCCCACGCAGTGCTGCAACAATTTTCCTTCCGCAACAACTTCCTCCCGGTTCTCGGGTACCCTGATCATCAGGCCTTCCGCCGCGTAGACATAGCGTTTCTCCAAGTCCTTTTTTCGCTTGGCATAGGCCAGCAGGGCAAGGTACTCTTTTTCCGCCTGCTCCTTCTGCTGTCGCCGCATCTGCTTTCGGCGCTGCGCTTCCAGCCGCTTCCGGTTTTTCTCCGTGGTTTCCTCATGGGCGGTCCACAGGTCCTTGGGATATTTCACGTCGTCCCGGTAAACCCGCAGCTCCATCCCTTCCGCTGCGGTCATATAGTCCTTCCATGTCCGAAAGGCCATGCCAAAGGTGCGCTCTCCGTCCGCCTGGCGCTTCAAATAGTGGGTCAGTGCCTTAATGGTGGTTCCGTACTCCTTCGTCAGCTTGGGCAGCTCCTTTTCGGCCGCCCAGCCCAAAGCGTCCTCAATCCCCTGACAGTCTGACATGCTCAGCCCGGTTCCCTGCTTCTTTGCCCGTTTATACAGTGTCATGACAGACATGCTTTTCCGTGTGGACATAAATGCTTTCAGTTCCCCGCCGTCCAACCGAAACGCCTTGCGCGGGTCCTTTTCGCCCCACACAATGTTGGCGGCGTTTTTCTTTTTTCTCTGTGTCCAGTCGGCCAGCACGTTCTTCATGCCCGCCTTTTGCAGCATCTCCACGTTTTCCGGATACTGCGCCGCCATGGCTAAAAAGCGCATCAGGTTATTCCAGCCTGCCCTATATTCACTTTTGCACACTGTAAAGTCAATGTACTTTAAGAAGCTTTGTTTCAGGCACTCCAGACCAATCACCCGATAGTCGTCATATCGGAAAAACAGGCCCCCGCCGCTTCGGAAGGGTTCTGTGAAAAATCCGTTCACCTGCTTGTGCCAGACATCGCCGTAATAGGTGTGCTCCCACTGCACCGCCTCGTTCCTCCGGAAGCGGTAAACGTAGGTCGCCATGTACAGCGGCTCCGCCGCCCAGTTGCAGGCATAGTCCTTATTGGTCCAGTACGCCTGAGCGTAAATCGTCTCCCCGTTGTCCGCCGTGCTGAGAAAGATCACGGGAATATATGTCTCCAGCTTCTTGCAGTTTTTTGCCGTACCCTTTGCTTTCAGCTCCACCGTCTTCCCGCAAAACGGGCAGGAAATCTCGTCTCCATGACGGGATTGAAGCGCATACCAATCCGCGGATGTGATTTCCCGCAGATTGTCCATGCTTAAAAGCCGCCCCTGCTGGTGGCAGCAACTGCTCCACAGCTTCCGCCCGCTCCCGGATTTCTCATAGAAGAGGTAGTGCTTGTAGTAGTCATTCACGGTGTCCAGCTCTTCCTGCTTCAGCCCCGGGAATTCGTCAAAGGCCTTTTCTTTGCCCTCCTGCACTGTGATTTTCATAGGCTCCGTTCCTTTGTGCACATATCCCATCACCGCGCCTCACAAAAATTCCGTCAGGTCCAGCAGCATGGGATTGGACTTCTCCGCCGGTTCCTCCGGCGCCTCCACGCTGGCGCACAGGTTCACCGTCATGTGAAACTTGATATCCGCGCCCGGAAAATAGAACTGCACCGCCCTCCGGTATGCCTCCATATCGGAGATTCCGGTCCCGCAGCTTTTTGCCACGGCTTTCATGCAGTCCTCAAAGCTGCCGCCCTGAAAGACTGCCTGTGCAAACTCTGCGTCCTGTTCACAAAATCCGGTCAGTGCCTCTAAAACGCCCCGCTTCATGATGGCGGCGTATTTGTCATACGTCCCCTCGGGAAACTCCGCTTCCAGTTTTTTGACCGCCAAATCCGTCATGCCTACCTCCTCAAATTTCTTCCTGATCCTCGTCGTCCGCTTCCTCCTCAACCACGCTCGCCCAGTCGTGGCGGCCCAGATAGTCCAGCATCTCCTGCTGGCTGTCCTTCGCGCCGGGAGAAAGCACAAAAACCTTCACTTCCCCGTCGGTCAAAAGCATTCTCCGCCCGTCTGTGACCCGTTCCAGCAGTTCCTCCTCCATGGGGACGATCAGCCCGGTAAACCCCGGCTCAAACAGGCTGCACCGTCCGGAGCTGTCCTGCCAGATCTGCCGCTCTCCCAGATACAGGCATGTCTGCCGGCACGGAACCATGCCGGAGGTTTCGGTGAATACATTGGCAAAGGTCTTTTCCAGCTCTCCGTCCATCTCCATCTGCACGGTTTCCTTCTGGGCCTTCACCGGCTTTCCGGGCATTTCTCCGGTATGGCTCACAATCTGGGCCTTCAGCTCTTTTCCCGCGTCGCTGTACGGCAAAGCCACCGCCCACTGCATCCCGTTCAGCATCAGCCACTGGACGCCGCCGCGCATCACCAGCCCCACGCGATACCCCGCACCCTTGAAATTTTCCCGCATCTGCCGCAGCAGGGCCCTTTCACTGATCGGCATTTTTGCCGCCCCCTTCCTGTCTCCTGTGCTTGTACCTGTTTTTCAGATACTGCTGCAAATTCCACTCGTCGTCCCGGGCTTTCTTTTCGCACAGGTCACACCGCTTTGCCCCGCCGAAGAAAAAGCTTCCGCACTGCGGGCAAACGCCTTTTATAACCGGGCGCTTCTGGCGGCACTCGCATTTCGCGGCAACCTCCCGCCACGGCACGCCCCAGAATGCGGCCG